GAGCCGGTGACGGCTGTTGTTACCTTGAAGCTATTCCGGTTCAGAGAACAGCCGGTATCGTATACAGTCCAGACGCATGACGGCTGCCATTGATGGCGCGGCATGTCAATGTTCAGGACCTCAATAAAGTCATAGACAGTGATCTCGACAGAGGTGCGCCCGGCCACGGCTTCGCCAACCCGTCCTTGGAAAATGAAGACGGGGGCTACCGAAGTATCGCCGGCTGTCGGCATGAAGAGCCGATAGCACGTAAAAGTAGCGCCGTCGAGCAGCCCGTAGCGAACCGCCGACAGGAACGGCAAGCCCTCAAGCTCGCTTGCATCGCCGGGGTAGGCCGTAAGCTGCAGCTGGCCTACCTGAAGCCCGGTATTCCAACTGATCTGATCTCGGTTGATCAGCACATCGTCGGCGGCATACGTAAAGCCGCCCACCGTGAGATCCTGGTCCCAAGAGGTGTAGCGATAGGCTGTGCCATCGATGACAGTAAACGTATAAAGCTCGGCCATGGCGAATTGGCCTGAGAACAGCAGCGCGCGAAGCTGAGGGGTCGAGACCTTCATTTTTACTTCACCGAGATAAAGCTGACGCCCGTAGTCCACAACTGGTTCATGAACTTTTCCAGAGTCATGGCATCACCCGTAAAGTTACCGCTACCGGAGCCGCTGTTGTCTTGGGCAAATCGACAGCGCCAGTAGTATGAGAAGCTGGCCGTAACGAGCAGCCCGTTTCCCGGCGCCGACGTCAGCGTCACAAGGCCCGTGGCGGGATCGACGGTATAGGCACCCCCGATGGTAGACCCATCCACCTGGATATCAGAGATGATGTTGGGCGCCGGGATCGGCTCTACGAACCCGCCCAAGGTACGCACCAATTGGAAGACCTTGTTGCTTCCGTTGCCGACCCCGATGTTCTGATTGCTGACAGAATTGTCGTCAACATCTTTATATAGGAATGGATCGAACATCCCTTGCCGCAGATTGAAGAACCCTACGAAAGTCTGCCATTCCGCAAAGGTAATGTCAGACCTCAGGACCGAGAATGAAAGGGACCACGACCAACGAGGATACGACCACAGATCACAACGCTGCTCTTTTCCGCTGACGGCGGTCTGGATCAACGTCGACCAGATGGGCGTACGGAACACGCTGTACGCAAGACCCGGCAGCGTCGGAAAGACTGCGCTCGACATTCAACTTACCCCCGCGGTTGTGCGTTCGGGTCGAAGCTGCGGGCTTGGCGCCGCGCCGCTTTAACTACAGCCGGCCCTTGCTTCATCAGCAGGTCGTGTACGGACTTGGCATCCATGGCGTTGATAACGATTTGCGTACCGCCATTCTGGCTTGTCCCGCCGCCGCCGCTGCTGCCGGCACGAATGAGCCGGCTTATGCCTGAGGACAGATCGGCGGGCAGGATCATTTCGCGCTTATGCACCATAGCAAGGGAATCCTGCGAGACCTCCCACCCGCCAGCGGCGGACGGCATCGAGAACATAGCGGCAGCGCCTTGGACAAGGGCGCCCGCGGCGGTGGCCGGTCCCGCGGCAGCCGGCCCCATAACGCCCGAGAGGAAGGCGAACACCCCGGCAAAGGTCTCGGCCGCGGATGTAGCGATGAACTTTAGAGCCTTTTCGATATAGCCGATGATCGAGGCCGAGCTTGCCGTCTGCTCGGCGGCAGTCCTGGCCGCCGTCGAAGCCTCGGTCGCGGCATCCTCGGTCAGCAGGTTGGCCAGATACGTTTCGAGCTTCTTTTCCTCCATGTCGATGAAGGTCAGCGCGAGGTTCTGGACCGTGTTCGCCAACGCCTGTTTCCAGGTAAGGGTGCCCTGCAGCATGCCGGTAATAACATTACGAAACCCGCTGCTCATCGTCGAGAACAACGACTGCCATTCCTGACGCGAGGCGGTCGCCGACTGTCGATCGATCTGGCGCATTTCGATCTGGTGCTTGCGCTCTAGCTGCAGGATTTGGTCGTCAGTCTTTTGCTGATCGGCGACAGACTGATCGAGCAGCGTCTTTTTAGCCTGAAGGCTTTGAAGCTCCAATAAGTATTCTTCCGTCTTGAGGCGCCGCAAATCTTCGAGCTTTTCCGAATTCGTAATCCGGCCATCCGCTACCGAAGCGTCCAAGGCCGCGATCTGATCGTCGATACCGGCCTTCTGGATTTCGCGCATGGCATCGGCGTGCTCTACTTCCATCGCACGCACTTCGACAAGGTGCTGGCGCTCCATGATGTCTTTCTCACGAAGGGCCGCTACGTACTGCCGGCTATCCTCGCCGTACAATTCCTTCAGGTGCTGGACCTTCTGTTCCTCTAGGGCGATCACCTGCTGATAGTCGTTGTGGAATATCTGCTGTTTGTACTTAATGCCGGCTTCCCAATCAGCCAGCCCCTGCGTCGCTTGCTTCTTCTCAGCTTCGTAAAGCTTAGCCTCGACCTCCAAGTACTCTTTCGTGCCGGCCTTGACCGTCGCGAGCTTGTCCTGCCAGAACTTGATTTCCAGATCGGTCGAATCCTTGAAGAACCCGGCCTGCTTGGCGATAAGCTCCTGTAGCTGCTGCGTCCATTCACTTACAATATTCTTGCTGCCGGCATTCATCTTGCTCATCGCCGGCATCTGCGGCTTGGCCGCCTTGTCCTGGCCTTCCGCTTCCGGCGGCACCGTTACCACACCGCTCGAATTAAGGTTCGACATCAGTTTGCGGATGGTATCTTCGTAGTCAGTCCAGGCCGCCTTCATCTTGCTGAGGCGATCGGCGGTTACCTCTTTTATGTGGTCCATGGCGGCTTCGCCGTCGACTTCGATCTTGCCAAACGCGCCAGTCGTAGCGTCAATCATCACGGCGCTGATTGCCTGGAACACCGTAACGATTACTTCAGCCACCAACGCAGCGACTTGCCACAACTGGTTGAGACCGGTCGAGAGGAAGGCTACAGCACCGATGACCAAATCAAGTACAACGACCAGGGCAGTTAGACCGTCGTGCAAAAGGCTGGTGCCCTTGAGGGCGTTGTTGAAGCTTTCGACGACCGCAATGAACCCAAGGACAATGGCGTCGATCGCCGGCTTGAACGCCTCATAGATCGTAAGCGAGACGCCCTTGATCGCCTCCCACATTTCGTGCAACTCAAGTGACGTCTTTTCCATGCCCTCGACCATCGGGCCGGTCATCAGCGTGCCGGCGCGCTCCTGCGCGTCAGCCATTTCCTTGAAGCCCGCAGCCCCGCGATCCAACAACGGGATCATCTGGGCAAAGCCACGCCCGCCGATCGCGATAGCCACAGCAGTCTTGTTAGCGCCGTCAGCGGTAGTCGCAAACTTCTCAGAAATCAACTGCAACATATACTGCATATCGTTGCCGTGGTCTTTCAGCTCCTGAGTCGTGATGCCCAAAGCGCGAAAGCCCGAGGCGGCGGCGCCGCTTCCGCTGGCAGCTTGCGCAATATTCCGTTCGAGGCGCGTCAACTGCATCGCGGCCGAGCCGGAAGAAATGCCCATGGCCTCGGCAGCAAATTGAAAGCTGCTGACCGCCTCGGCCGACAAGCCTAGCTGGTGCGTAAGGTGCTCTACCTCGGCGCCGGCCTCGCTGATTTTCTCGACCCAATCAATGATCTTCTCGACAGCGAACGCCGCAAGGAACGCCTCGGCCAGCCCGGTGAAGACCTCGGTAAGCCCTTTGACCTTGCCGCCCATGCTTTCGATAGCTTCGGTTACTTTATCGATGCCAGCAATAGCTCCACCGATACTTGCGCCGAATTCGACATCAACGTCAGACATGGGCGGCCCTTTCCTCTAGAATGCGACTCTACCAGTCGGGAACATCCCGATCAATTCGGATAGATCGCCGTACTGCTTGCTCTTTTTTGACTTTGGCTTGTAGCCGAGGTAAGCCGCGACCGTTTCGTGTACGGGCGGATGATCGGCCCATTCCTCGTAAAGCGCTTCGATGCGGGGCCATGTCAGTTCATCCTCGCAAGTCTCCCACGTCCAACCGGTGACCGTGGCGATCCTGGCAATGATGGACGTCCAATCAGGCATGGACCCGCCTACGCTTCCCCCGGGGCGGCCACCTTGTCCGTCCTGGTCAACAAGCCCACCGCCGCCGATATAACTTCAAGAGCGCCGAACAGCTCCATGGGCGCGATCGGCATGTCGTTGAATTGCTCGCGCGTAAGCGTGGGATGGGCGCGCAGAAGCGCGTTGTAGACGACCTCGATCAGCTTGTCCAGCGTGTTCTCGCTGAACAGCATAACGGCCTTCATGAAGGCCCTTTGGTCCATCGAGCCATCCGGCTTTCGCAAGCCGGCGACTGCGGCCATCTCCGGGAACAGATCCACCAGCAAGGGCAGCACCACCCGGTTCTGCTTGATAGCAAGAGGCGGGATTGGCCATGCTACGCCGCCGAGCACGATGGTCGGCGTCTTGGCGTCGATCTGCTGTTGATTTGGTACTACAATATCCATATTCGTTCGTTCCTCATGCTTTTATTGATTGAGGCGCAGAGGCCGCCAAGGCCCTGGTACAGCCTCGGCGGCACCCCCTGCGCTTGATCCCAAGAGCCTTGGCCCTTGGGGCGCTGCCAGCCCTACTCGGAGATGGCGATCGTGCCGATCGAGTTGGATGCGTCGGCGAACGCCATGATGTCCATTTCCGAGATCATGAAGTCGGTGTTCTTGAACGGGAAGGTAAGCTTGCTGCTGACGCAGGCATTGAGCTTCAGCACCATGGTCTTCTGGCTGCCGAGGTAATTGAATTGCTCCTGCGCGTCCAGCTGAAACGTCGGCTGCTGGCCCATCAGCTGGTTGTTCCATGCGATCGATTGCATGTTCGTGACGGCATACTCGTAATAGATCTGTACGAGCAGCCCCTTGTCCGAGGCGTTGAACGAGTAGGTGCCTGCGGCGACGGAATAAGTGCCGGCGGCCGAGGCCGATGTGCCGGGCACTAGCTGAGTGCCGTTCGAGGCGTAGAACACGCCGAGATCGGTCGTGAAGGACGTCGCATTCGAGACCACCACCGTGGTGCTCGTGGTGGTGTTCGGGATGGCGCCGTTCTCGGCGACCGCCAGATTGATGCCTGACGAAGGCGACAGGCTTTGGTCCAGCATCAGGCTGTTGATCGTATTCGCCTGGACCCGGGCGAACTTCGCCTTCATGGTGATTTTGGTCTGGCCGGCGGCGATCGCTACCGGGACCTTGTACTGGCCCATCAATTCTTTGATGGTCTGGTCGATGTCGAACTCGAAATCTTGCATCGTGCCAAGGAAAGCCGGCTGCGCATTGGCTACACCGACTCGCTTGGCGATGATAGTACCACTGCCAAAAAAGTACGCCGTCATCGTCTCTTTCTCCCAATTGAGGAGCCCTTCTCAGGGCACCAAGATTGACACAGGGATGATCAGCATCCCATCGCCGTCGATGTCGCCTGGATCTTTGAACGTCTGACCGACGATCCAGGCATGCGCTACCAGACCGCCGAGGGTCTGTCGGCCAGTAAGAGGGCTCGGCCGCATCGCCAACTCTACCGCGTCGAGAATGGGGTTCAGCAGCGAGGCCGGCACGCTCGCGCTGTGTGCGTCGGTATAGACAAAGAAATCGACATGCCATGTGCGGACCACCGGCGTGCCAGCAAGGCCACGGTCGCCGCCGGCATTATCCTCGGCCCGCTCAGCTACCCCTAAATATGGGCGTTGGTCTACAGGCACATCCGCCCATAGGCGCAAGCGCCTCTCGGAGGTAACGAAAACATAGCTGCTCGCGATGAGATCGAACAGCGCCGTAAAGACCGCTTCGCGCGTAACAATGCTCATCGCTTCCTCGCTCCCTCACGGATGGCTTCGGCCATGCCGTCAATGATTTCCTCTTTCATCTCGGCCAGGGACGATCGCAAGTAGCTGCGCTCCGGGATGGTCGACCCCGGATGATTGACGCGCTTTGCGAATACAGGCTTGCCCGCCATCTGAAAGTACAACGCCTTTCCGTTCATGGCCTCGATCACATGCGCCTTGGTCTGACCGCCGAATTCGTGAATGGCGGCATACGCTACATTGCGGCCGGCGCCGACCTTGCCGATCACCTTGGTGCTGTCCGCTTCGACTTCGTGAAAGACGCTGTTGTGCAGCTTGCCCGTGCGCACATGGAGCACGTCGTCAGTCAGCTTGCCCTTGACTTTTTGCTCCAGCATCAAGGTCAGTTGCGTGACCTTTCGAACAAGCGCTGCCTGGATCGAGCCCGGCATTACTTGCAGGCGCTTGATAAGGGCGGCGTCGCCCTGAAGGCGTACAGTCAGCATGAGATCACCCGATTGGTACGACTTGGCGGAATTGCGTCAGCACGACTTGCACCCATTTCGGGATACCCGAGATATCGAAGGACACCGACTCCTGCCCGCCGAGGCTCTTGCTACGTTGCCCAATACGCGTGCGATATGACAAACGCTCTGCGGCCCACTCGCAAGCGCATCCCTCGATTGCGGCCGGCACATAGGAATAGGACAGCGTCACTGTCTGGCCGGCATCGCCTGCATTGAATTGGTACAGCGATGTCGGCGAAGCGGCCAAGGGCGATGGCGCTACGTATTGCCCTACAGCCGGGTTGCTGGCGACAGCTACCAACGGCGTACCGTTGGCGTAGACCACCCCGGCATCCTGCACCATGAGGCCCAAGGGCGAGGTCGGCGCGAGTGTGGCTTCGCTGGGGATCACTTGCGTGTCGGTGGAATAGACATAGCCGGCATTGTAGACGACGCTGATGTTGGGATAGCCGGCCGACCTCGTAAGCGAGATGCCGACCATGGTCAACAGTTGCGGCGAAGCGGGCGGCAAGCCGTCCCATGGA